CGCGGGGCCTACGGGTTGATGGCCCGCGAGGTGATCGGCTTGCTGAAGCACCTGCAGCACGCGCCCGGCAAGACCACCATCATGGTCGGCATCCTGGAAAAGGTCACCGACGAGTTCGGCAAGAGCACCTGGCAGCCGCAGATGGAGGGCGGCAAGGTCGGTCGCGAACTGCCCGGTATCGTCGACCAGGTCGTTTCATTGGCGCTGTTCACCCGCGACGGCGATGGTCCCTGGCACCACGATCCCGAACGAGGGACCGAGCGCCGCTTCGTCTGCAAGGCGGGCAATGCCTTCGGCCTGCCAGCCAAGGACCGCTCCGGCCGGCTTGATGAGACCGAACCGCCGGACCTCGGCGCCCTTCTCCGCAAGATCAACGCAACCCGCAGCACCCAGGGGTAAACCCATGACCTATGACATGAACGACGCTGAACTGCCGCGCGGGTCGGACCTGATCCCGGACGGCAGTTTCGTGAAGGTGGCAATGGCGATCCGTCCTGGCGGCTGTGATGGCCAGGGCGAAACCGATCGCGGACTGCTCAAACGGTCCCAGACGCCCGGCAGCGACGTGATGCAGATCGACGCGGAATTCACCGTCACCGTCGGACCGCATGCGCGCCGGAAATTCTGGCAACTGTTCACGGTTTCTGGCGGCAAGGTCGACGAAAACGGCGTGTCGATCGGCTGGAAAATCTCCAAGGGGCAGTTCCGGGCGATGATCGACAGCGCCCTGGGTCTCGATCCGCACGACATGTCCGAGGCCGCCCGTGGCAAGCGCATGTTGCGCGGCTTGGCGGACCTCGCCGGCATCACCTTCGCCGCCAAGGTGCGGGTCGAGCCTGCAAACGATCCTCGATACAGCCCCAACAACAGGCTGGACCGGGTGGTGCTGCCAGGGGAGCCGGAATACCGCGGCATCATGGATGGTGAGGCCGTTCCCCCGCAACCCGGCACTCGGCCTGCCCAAGCCGCCACGCAGGCCGCGCCGGCTCCCGCCTGGGCTCCGCCCGCCTGGTCGGGTTCTGGTGCGACGCCGCCCACGGCACAGGTGAATACATCTGCCCCGGCCCCTGCCTGGGAGCAGCGTTCCGCGGCGAACGCGGTACCCGCGTCATCGCCACCCACCGCAGCACCCACAACCGGTGGCCCGTCATGGCTGAACAGTTGAACCCGGTCATGCGGCCATGGCGCGCAAGCGATGGGCAAGGACGAGCAGCCGTATGCCGGCCCGGGGGATCACGGCGGTTCCCCTGCCGACCACGGCGGCGGATCAGATGGCACGTCTGGTCTGCGCCCTGTGCGGTCGGGTGGCGAAAGGCTTTGGCTACACACACCAACTCCGCTGGGACGCGTTCCCAAACCACAAGTTCTGCTCGATGGAATGTTGTGATGCCGGCGGTGCACTCGCGCGAAGGAGCGGTGGCATGATCGACAAGACTCCGATGGAAAAGCAGGCGGTCAAGGACGCAAGGCGTCCGTTCGCCGCGGTACTGACGGACCTGGGGTTGATGGCCCCGTTCCACGACCGAACGGCCGCGGACATCGATAGGCTGATCGAGGCCTGCATCGACGGCTTCCAGGCCTCGGTGCGACGTCAGGCCGCCGCGCGAGACCCGTTGGACGACGAAGTGCCATTTTAGGGACAGTCTCGAAATGATAGACCTGAACCATGCGTCCGGGCTGGTTTACGGACGTCCGCATCGATTTCCCGACAACGCGAGCGACCGGATCAACATCCATATCGACAGGGCCCTGATCGCGCGGAGCCGACGGCAAACGCCGCGCGACTATCTCGGTGGCAGTCGCGTTGGTGAAGCCTGTGCACGCAAACTGGTCTACGAGGTCGGCCACACACCGAAAGACCCAGACAAGGACTTCGACGGTGGCATCCTGCGCATTTTCGACGCCGGGCATCAGTTCGAGGACCTGTCTATCCGCTGGCTGAAGGAAGCCGGCTTTGAGCTTCGCGACCGTGGCCGCGACGGAGAGCAGATCGGCTTCAGCGTGGCCGGCGGCAGGCTACGAGGGCATGCCGATGGCGTCATCGTCGCCGGGCCGAATGTGGGTATCCCCTGGCCTGCGCTTTTCGAACACAAGGCGCTCGGGTCGAAGTCCTGGAACGATCTCGTCCGACACGGGCTGCGTCGATCCAAGCCAATCTACTTTGCCCAGGTGCAGCTTTACATGGCGTATCTGCGATTGGACGTCGCACTGCTGACCGCGCTGAACCGTGACAGCCTGGCACTCCATCACGAGGTCGTGCCGTTCGACGCCAGCGAGGCGCAGCGCCTATCCGATCGGGCGGTCGACATCCTGCGCGCTGCCGAGGCTGGCGAACTGCCACCGCGCATCGCGGCAAACGCCGATTTCTATCTCTGCCGGTTCTGTCCCTACGCAGCACGATGCTGGGAGACGCTCGCATGACAGACATCACACCATCCGATACCCAGTACAGGGCCATCGCCGCCATCAAGGCGTGGTTCGAAAGCGACACCGCGCGGCGGCAGGTGTTCCGTCTGTTTGGGTATGCGGGTACGGGAAAATCGACCGTACTGAAATTCGCTTTGGACGAGCTCGGTCTTGAACCCCATCGCGGCGGCGAGGATGGCGAAGCGTGCGTCCCCGGTGTCGTCACCGCCACATTCACCGGCAAGGCTGCGCTGGTGCTCCGCCGCAAGGGGACGCCCGCCCGCACCATTCACAGCCTGATCTACAGCGTGATCGAGGCGACCGAGGAGGAAGTCGAAGCCGCCGAAAAGAAAATCGAAGCTGCTCGGGGGGAGGCTCATCAATTGTCTGGCTTTGACCGCACCACCGCCGAGGCAACGATCGAGGCCATGCGTCAGGCGGTCGCCGAAATGAAGCGGCCGCGTTTCGCGCTGAATCCCAAGAGCGATGCGGCACATGCCAAGCTGATCGTGCTCGACGAAGTCTCCATGGTTGGCGAGGAAATGGCGCGCGATCTGATGAGTTTCGGCAAACCCATCCTGGTCCTCGGCGACCCGGGCCAGCTGCCACCCATCCAGGGCGAAGGCGCTTTCACCAAGACCGCGCCGGACATCATGCTCACCGAAATCCACCGCCAGGCGGCGGAGAGCGCGATCATCCGCCTTGCCACCATGGCGCGGGAAGGATTGCCGATCGGGTTCGGACAGTATGACCGGCATGTCTGGAAGATGCACAAGATGGACGTGACGCCGGAACAGGCGTTGCGCGGTGGCCAGGTTATCTGCGGCATGAACGCCACCCGGCTGCAGTTGAACAACGCGATGCGCCACGCGGCAGGTTTTGGGCCAGGCTGGCTGCCAACAGGACCGGACGAGAAAATCATCTGCCTGAAAAACCAGAACGATCTCGGTTTGATCAACGGCATGTTCATTACCCTCGACGAGATTGTCGATGAGAACAGCCTGTATTTTTCAGCGGTCGTCACCGACGAAGATGGCAACCGCATCGGCCCGCCGCAGCAGGATGGCAACCGCGGACGGCTACGTATCTACAAAGGCCATTTTGAGGACCACGTCGCCTTCGACAAGAAGCGCCATGATCGCGACTGGAAGGCCAAGCGAATGCTGACCGAAGCAACCTATGGTTGGGCGATCACGGGCCACAAATCCCAAGGGTCACAATGGGAAAACGTTGTCGTCTGGGACGACGGTCTCGGTCGCACGGAATCCGATCGCCGCCGCTGGCTCTACACGGTCATTACCCGTGCCGAACAAGGATTGGTGATCCTGGCATGAACACAGAGGCCTCGATGGTGGCGACGCTCTCGCCGACGGCCATGCACGCCACGACCACCGATGGACAAGGCGGCATCGACCTCAATGACACCAGCGATCCGTCGCATCGTTGGGACCTGGCGGAGATACGGCGGCGGCTCGCGGAAACCGCACGGGAGTGGTTACCGGAGCTGTTCCCGAACGCCCACAAGTCCCCGGACGGGAAAACGTTGCGCTGCGCCGATCTGTCCGGCCGGCGGCCCCGTGGCGAGGGATCCTGCGTCATCCACCTGGTGGGGCGGTTCGCCGGTTGGGGATTCGATCATGCCACCGGCGAAAGCGCCGGGCCGATCGACTTGATCTATCACGCAACAGGGCTGACCGACGCGCGGCTGTTCGAAGAAGCCGCCCGTCGAGCGCGTATGGACCGCCCGTCGCCACTCCCACGTCCGGTGGAGCAGCGGCCCGATCACGGCCGCGAGATCGCCCGGATCCTGGAGGGCTGCCAGCCGCTCGCCGGTACCGTGGCGGAAACCTACCTCCGCGCCCGGGGTCTGGAACCGCCGGATACCCCGGACCTACTGTTCCATCCCGACCTCACCGACTTCGAGACGAAGCGGGGCTGGTCAGGGATGGTCGCGATCGCGCGCGATGGCGCGGGGGAACCCACTGGCGGCATCCACCGGACCTACCTGCTGGATGACGGATCGGCAAAGGCACCATCCGGCAAAAAGATGCTGGGACCGATCGCGGGGGGAGCCGTCCGGCTGGCACCGTTCCCGGAGGACGGCCATGTCGGTGTCGCCGAAGGCATCGAGACCGCGCTGTCGGCCCACGCGATCTTCGGCGTGCCCACCATGGCGGCGCTGTCGGCCGACGGCCTGCGCCGCTGGCGGTGGCCCGCGGGAACCACCCGCGTCACCATCTTCGCCGACGCTGGCCACGCCGGCATGCAGGCGACCGCCACGCTCGCGGACCGGCTGAACGTCGCGGACATACCGTCGCACATCCAGACACCGCTGCATGGCGACGATTTCAACGACGACCTGCGGCACGGTGTCGCCGCAGCGGATTATGAGAACCAACGAGACGAACAGCTAACAGATGCCCCGCCGGCTGTGCCGCTGCCCGCTACCGCTGAGGAACTGATCGCGGCGGCGGCGGCATTGACCAATCCACCGGAGATGGGGCCGCTCTCCGCTCTGCTTGGGCGCCTGGTGACGCTGCGGCTGGAGCCGCTGCCGGAGCGGCAGGTTCTGGCAGCCGTCAAGACGGCGAC